TTTGTAGGACATTTCCCGTTCTTTGTTGGCTACTTCGCGCTCTTTAATGTCGCTCTCTCGTGCCTTGATTGAACCGTCACCGCCGACCTTAGCTGCAGCTATGTCACGATTAGTCTGGTTAGTAGTCTGTAGGGCTTCCATACTGGCAGCTCTCTTAGCTTCTAACTCAGCCATCTTCGTGTTGTAGCCATCGAGTCTAGCTTGAGTCTGCTGGTCGCTCATGTTCATAGCGAGGGCATCTTCTAACTGGAATCTCTGTGCATCCATTTCAGCCTTGTTCATCTCAACCATCTCGTTAAACTTATCACGAGCCATCTTGAGTTCTACTTCGGCTTCCATTACTTCGATCTTGCGTTCCTCAATAGCTACCATTGGATCAGGCACATCGCCTGCTTCCGCTGCTTCTGCTTCTTGCTGTTCGCGCGCTGCTTGTTCTTCCATAGACTCTACGTATGTACCTGCTGGGATCTGCATCGCCGCCTCAAGACCACGGAGGATTTCTATCCCCTTAGCTCCTGCTGCTTCCCCACCACCAGTCATTTGAAACAACTGGATAGTGTTCGTTGCGGTAAGTTCTTTCGCCAGTAATACTGTAGCTCCTCTAGGTTCAACCTCCATGTTTGCTTTGTTGTCCTCGTTCTCATCAAACTGCATAAAGTAGTCATAAAAACGAGTGACAAGACCAAGTGTAATACGATCATCCCACCTTCGCGCTTGGCCCCTACGGGATACTGTGCTGTTGTTCTGGAGGATCTGAGTGGCTCCTAGGGTAACTGGGGTATTGTCCAGTCCACCTTGGTTGTCCACACGAGTCACACCAGTAACTTCGTAGGCGTCTGCTACACTTCTATCCATCATCACAAAGATCTCAGCAAGGTTCTGCTTGATCTCTACAACCTGGAATGGTGCAGATGCACTTCCTACTTCGTAATTGTTTTCCTTAATGTACCATTCCTTACCACCGTGCATTTGCCACTTACCATCGACCGGTGTAATCATACTGCGGTCAATGAGTAGCTGAGGTGCTGCGGATAGTCCACCGTTGTCCAGAGCCATGCGCCATGAGGCTACATAAGAAGCCTGCTGGTCCTGCATGAGCCATGGGATGCCATAACCGAATATGTTGAGAGGATCTTCATCCCAGCAATATACACTATATAGACTGTCATCACTTTCGTATTCAACGATGACTGCCTTAAGGATCTCCTTGTCACACATGGTTACGATAGTGTTGAAGTAAGTCCTCTCACCCTTTGGAACCTTTACGTCCATCGCTTCGAGGTCTTCGCGCTTCATTACACCATGGCGCTCCCAGCACAGGTATCGACCGGTGACACGGCCTTCACTGTTGACAGGTGCCTTAGCTTCATCAATGGCGTCTGAGCCGTCCGTAGAGCCCTGTACAGGCATTCCAGCCAACACCCTACGTACTGCATCCTTGTTGTAGTTAAGCTCGTCTATGGACCTCTCAAGGTCCTGTGGCTGCATAGGGATACGTTCCCAAGTGTAGCGACAGTCTTCGATAGTGATAGCCGTGGCATCTGGATAGAAGTCCATGGGGTTCACTACGGTGACATTGGGGTACATAGGTATATCTTTGTTCAGCGCATAACCGCCACCCTTCTTAGCCCAACGACCCTTGCGGCTCTTAGTTGGAAGTGGACCTTTCAAGATCCCAGCCCCGTATATAGCACCATGCTTGATGCACTCTCGGGCCTTTGAAGGGTAGCGAGCGGCTACCAGCGCGGCGTCCAACTGTGTGAACATCCGCTTAGTCTTCTTCATAGCTCGCTTAACACGGCGAGTATGCGCTTGTATGTTTGTTACAGGGTTCCCTTCCTGATCCACGAGCTGGTTGCCCTTGGAATCCGTGGCGGGCTCCCCTTCGATAGCCAAAGGTGGTGACGCGATACCTATAGGCTTTAGCCCGTAGTTGCGGTCATCATTAGGAAACAACAGGTCCCCTATCTGGTGAGCGCCATCGTTAGTGATCTGTCTTACAATGTTCGTGTAAGCCCGTGATCCTACGTTGACAGATGCAACATCAGAGGTCCAAGTCTCACCACCATTGGTGTCCCGTGATCCCTCAAAGAGCTGATAGGAGCGCACAAGGCGGTCATCGACCCCAGAGGCTCTCCGCTCAGAGACAGCTAGTGACCTTTCTGTTTCCAACTGGCCGCCAATGTCGCTGCGCCGTATAAGAGCTTGTTGCTCTGGGCTGCGCTCATCAGCCTCCATATCTCTGGCAAACTCCAGATTGTAGCTATCTTTATCATTCATGCGTTTGTCCTTAGTAGTTGATGACCTTATCCACAACCTCCCGAGTTACGAAGCTGGTGTGCTTCACGAGTTCGTTGTACTTAGGGTGAGCCTCTAGGCAGATATACTGCAGGCTGTCGTGTGGGTGAGAGAAATCATTCTTATCAGGCTTGTCCTTATAGCGCGCGTCACCTGATACCTGCATCCGCTTGTATGCGTAGCCTGCGTTGAACCCACGGCGCAGCTTACCGCAGCTCTTGTTGAGCTGGAATGCTGGTGTGCCTGAGGTGGTGGTGCCCGTTAAGTAGTGCCTGACTGCGTTTAACCTTAGCTCAATGTGGTTTGACTTGGCTGGTCTAGTGGTGAACCAGTGGCCGAACACTCCGTCTTTAGAATTGTTCAGTACGTCAAAGTAGTTAAGCGTGTCTCTGGATAGGCCATGGGAGCTAACGCCGCTGGGGTCACCTACGGAGATAATGCTCGTCATGGGCCATTCTTCTTGTGGGTAATACTTGTCCATGTGTGGCTTCACGATGTTCTTAGCGAAGTCATGCAGGCCAATGTTCTCTGCTACCAGTGAGGTGAGAACGCGCATACATCCCGTGGGTGTCATCTGGGCTATAGTGAGAGCTTCCCCACCTTTACCAAAGTCCCAACCAAGATATAGCTTCTGTCCTTTCACTGCTACCAGCTTGCTGTTGCTTACGTGCATATCATCATTGAACTGCCTTCGGTACACAGCCTTGCCGTGTGATGTTACTCCGAACTTGCCTTCAAAGAGGACACGTATCTGCTCGCGTGTCATGCCGCCTACCTTATCCAGATAGTATTTCTCTGGACCTACCCCAAGGTACTTAAAGTTCTCGCCTGCAGGGTTTAGCTTCCATCCAGTGTCGGACTTGGGGTCCTCTAGGATAGCTCCGGGCTGCTGCCATGCTTCCCAGTGTTGCGGAAGGTTATCAAAGGCTTTAGACATCCAGCTATCTTCATCTGGTGGGTTACTATCAATCAGTAGTGCGGTCTGCGTTATAGGGTTGTCTTCATCAACGGCGTCCACGGGTGGTGGAAAGCGTCCTATGCGGGAGTTAACTACAGCCACAATATCGTGGTCCATAGCTCCAGCTTCGTTTATGAAGGCCCCTGTGATTTCAAATGACTTAACATTCTCGTAGTCACTTGGATCTTTGACTGCCAAGAAGATAAACTCTGCGTTCATCCTAGTGCCGTCTGCTAATCTGTCCGTCCATCGAATCCTCATCGGTGCGCTCTCTGTATAACGGACCGTAGTACCGTTGGGGCGCAACCACATCTTGAATGATTCAAAGACAGTGTTTCGTAATTGTGGATAGGTCTCACGTACAATAAGCCACTTAGAGGTACGGTCACCCCACTTATCGGGGACCTGCTGTACCGCTAGCATGATCAATTCGTTGATCGCCATCGTGGATTTGCCTGATCCCACCGGACCCATAACCATGCGCGTATCAGCGCGTGACCTATGGAACTTAGCTCCGGTTGGGGAGGCATCGTACCGAACCACCACTGGCTTGCTCTTAAAGCGAGACATAGGTGTTCCTCGTAGATTCAATAGGGTTAGATGCCCCTCTGTGGGGGCTATCTATTATGGCATCGAGGCTAGTTCCGCTGCAATTGCTGCAGCCTGTTGTTCTAGCCTTCTTCGTTGTCGTGCAGTTCGCACATTGGCGTTAGCCACAGCCTTATCGGGCTCACTACCTATGACAACATTGAGTGCTGCTAGGTAGTCCTCTACACCTTGGAGTGAGCTAAACTGCTCGCTATGATCCATGGTG